CGACATGGCGGGGCCTTCCATGACGACGAGGCTGGTTTCGTCGGGGATGCGTTCGTGGACGCTGCGGCGGTGGAATTCGAGGCGGGCGTGGCCGTCGAGGTTCTTGGGGATGAGGGCTTCGGCGGTGGTGCCGTTGCTGATTCCGGTGGAGGTGAGGGAGAGGTCGAGGCCATAGACGGTGGGCCATGCGTCGGCCGTCAGCCGGGGTCCGGCCGCCGCGGGGGCGGCCGGGGTGGTGTTGTCGAAGAGGGTGGGTGCGGTGGTCACTGGTCCCCCTCAGCGGTCGTGGTGGTCAAGCAGTGGCCGCAGGTGTGCGAGCCATCGACGTGTACGACGGACGGCATCTCCTGCCCGCACGGCCCGGAGCACGGCTTCCACGCCTGCGTGAGGACGCCCTGCACGGGCGGCGTCGTGTACGGGGACGGCTTGCCGATCAGGTCGTCGAGCGGCACGGACGTCAGGCGGTGGCGGCCGGTGGTCCGGCCGAAGTAGCGCGAGGTGAGCTTCACGACTCGGTCACCTCCCGCGCTGCCTCGGCGTGCTCACGCAGTTGCCGGGCCTGCACTTCGTTCGACCGCTGCACGGTGAGGAGCTGCTCTTCGAGCGCGGCCCGCGCCTTCTGTGAGAGGCGCAGCTGACGGCGCACCTCCACGTCGCCGGGCAGCGGGCGGGGCTGCTGCACCGGGGCGTCCGGGGTCTTGTCGCGGAGGCGGGTGATCGTCTCGGCCTGCCGGGTGACGGTGGACAGGCGTTCCGCGGCGAGCTTCACGGCGTCGTCGCGTTCTTCGACGACCTCCTGATAGCGAGCGCGGAGGGCGGCATATCTCGGGCGGGCAACGAACATCACGCCTCACCCCCGACCGGGCGCAGCGGCCATGAGCCGTCGATCACCGCGTTCGGGTCCCGCTTCCCCTCAGGGGCCTTCGTCCGCAACCACTGCTGGAAGCTGACCGCGTTCTCCCACGCCCACTGCTTCTGCCGCTGGTGCAGGTCCTCGACGGACAATCCGGCGAGGGAGTCGAAGCGCTGCGTGCGCATCTGGTGCACCCACACGGGGCGTTCAGCCCGCGGCCGGTGTGCGATGGCGCCCATGCAGTACGCGGCCCGCGCCGACATCAGCGCGTCGTACTCCGCGCCGTGTGCCGCGGCCTCATCCCAGCCCAGCCCGTACGTCTCCGCGGTGGTCCGCATCTGGTACGGGCCCTGCGTCTCGGAGACGCGGCGGCGGAACGGTGCGACCTGCTTGTCGAGGATCATCGTGTCGATGACCCGGGCCAGCGGCTCGCGGCAGACCCCTTCGAGGCTGTCCCCGAGGTGACGATGGCTTTCCCTGTCGAGGAGGTTGAGGTCGTAGCCGCCGATGTTGTGGCCGACCAACGGGACCCCGCCGGCGACTACCTCGGCGACCGCCTTCGCGATCTCCGCGACGCCCTGCTCGGCCGGGGTGCCGTGTTCGGCGAGGTGCTCGTCGGTCAGGCCGTGGACGGCGATCGCGCCGGGCTCCTGTGCGATGCCGGGGTTGATCAGCCAGGTGCGGGTGTCGGTGTCGAGTCCGCCGCCGACGAGGATGAGGGCGCAGGACACGATGCGGGCGGTCTCCGGGTCCTTGTCGGACGACTCGAAGTCAAACGCCGCCATACGCTGGAGGTGCCAGGGGGTCACTGGTTACCCCCCGCGGCGCGCTCCTTGCCGATGCGGACGACCATGGCGCCGATCTGCTCTTCGTCGCCCACCTCGTTCGTGACCAGCGCCCCCAACTGGCGGGTGCTGCCGAGCTCGTGGTGGATCTGCCGCAGACGGCCGGCGCTGGTGTTCGGGTTGCAGATCTCATCGAGGTAGGTGGCCGCCGGACGGATCGGGTTCTCGCCCCGCTCGACGTGCACGGTGTCCGGGTCCTTGTCGTGCGTGGGCGTCAGGCCGCCTGTCAGGAGCAGCACCCGTAGTGCTACGGACTGCGCTTTCGCGGTGCCCTTGTCCGCCGAGTCGAGGGCCTCGCCCCGCGTCTTCAGCAGGACGGGCAGGGTGTCGCCCTTCGGGCCCATGACCATCCACGAGACGGTCACGGTGCACTCGCGCATCTTGTTGCCCTTGGACGTGGTGGTGTCCCGGTGCTCTGCCTCGATGTCGACGGGGAAGATGTTGATGCCGTGCTTCAGCGTGACGGGGCCGAAGGTGTTAACCACGGTGTCGATGCCGCGGAAGTTGAAGCGGGTGCCGCCGCCGTTGTACTGCTCCGACTTGGAGATGGCGCGGACTTCCTTGCGGACGCGGAGCCACGCGATGTGGACCGGGACCATCTCCGGGTCGCCGTCGCCCGGCTCGTAACCGGCCATCGGGTCCGGCGCCGGGCTGAACTCCTCGCCGGGCGGCAGCTCCTCGTTCGGGCGGTCGTGCTCATCGGCGGTCAGAGTGCGGCCCGCGGCCGCGGCTGCGTTCTCTCGCAGTCCCATGTCAGATGCCCCCCTTGTACGGCTTGGCGATGTCGATGCGTTCGGTCGGGTTGGCCTTCACACAGGCCTCGTAGGCGTCGGGCCAGCGCTCGGCGAGCTGCTCGAAGTCGACGCGCGGCGCGGCGTTGCTGGGCTCCAGCGAGTAGGCGCGCTCCCCGCCGATCAGTGCGGACTGTGCGTCGTCGAGGGCGGCGATCATGCGGGCCTTCGCTGCGGCCTTCGCCTTCTTCGCGGCGGACTCGGCGCGCTGGTGGGTGCCGTAGTCGAGGAGCGCGTCGAGGGCGTCGTCATGCCGGTCGATATCCACCGCACCGGAGCGCGTCGGGTGGAGGCGGCGGAACAGCCGGGTCAGAGCGTCGCCGTCACCGGTCGGCGCGGGCGGCACCTCGGCCTGTACGTGCTCGGTCCAGAAGTAGTCGACCGCGGTGGTGATGTCGGCCATCACGTCCGTGTACTGGTCGGCGCGGATGGTGCCTTGGTGGTAGTCGTTGCCGCCGATGAGGACGGCGTAGTGCATGTGCTCGTAGCCGTTGACGATGATCTGCCACAGCACCTGGGCGGTGACGTCGTCGGGCGCTCCGGTGTGCCATTGCGCGGACTTGAACGCGGACCGGGTTTTGATCTCCAGTGCGCACGGGGCCTGCTCGTCGGAGTCGAGCGGGCATTCGGTGACGCGCCGGTCGAGGGTGGTCATCCGGTGGGGGTGGTCCTGGTGGGCGACGAGCCCGACGCGGCGGATCACGCTGCGGTTCTGCATGGCCCAGCGGTCGGCGACGTTGGCCTCGTTGACGGTGCCCCAGTAGGCGGCCTCGCCTGCGTCGTCGACGTCGCGGCCGAGCTTGTCGTAGTAGACCTTCAGCGGCGGGGTGTAGTCGACGAGGCCGAGGATCGCGGGGACGTCGGAGGAGCCGATGCCGGAGCGGCGGGCCGCGAGCCAGTCGGCGCGGTCGGCGTCGGCGGGGAGGATGAGCCGACCGGTCGGTGTGACCTTCCGGCCGGCGGCCGGGGCGGTGGTGGCCCCGGCCTGCGCGGTGGTGCTCACGAGGTGGCGTCCTTCCGGAACTTGAGGGTGTAGAAGCGGCGCCCGGACTCCTCGTGCAGGACCAGGTGGCCCCAGGCACAGAGGTCGCGGAGGTCGCCGCGGGCGACGTGACGGAGTCGGCCGTCGGGCGCGTTCGGTGGGGCGAGCGGGGAGAGGCGGTAGAGGTCTTGGACCCGCTTGGTCGTCCACTCGCCGCGGTGGGTGCGGATGGCTTCGAGGAGTTGGGCGACGCGGCCGGTCGGTTCGGCGGGGGTGGCCGTCGCCGCCGAAGCGGTGGCCTTCTCCCCGATCAAGTCGGCCCGCTCGTCGAGGATGAGGGCGGCCTTGAGTAGACCGGTCTTCGTGCCGAGCGCCCCTTCGGGAACCTCTTCGCGTTCCACCCGGCGGAGGTTGCTGGCCTCGTTGCGCAGGACCTCGGCGCGGTAGGCGTTCGCCAGCCGGTGTGCCTCAATCGCGTCCAGCCGCAGGGACAGGGCAACGTGCAGTTCCATACGGGCGCTCATGCGGTGCCTCCTGGCGTCCAACCCGGGTAGTCCGAGTCGCACGAGCAGGCCTCCGGGCAGTCGCACGCCATCTGCATCCACACGTCCAGGCCAGGGCCCCTCAGTGCGTCCGCCTGCTGCCGGGCGACGAGCTCCTTCATGTCCGCCTGCAACTGGGTCAGCGGCACGCCGAGCTCGGGAATCGGGCGGGGCTTCGCGGGGATGCTCATGCGGCACCGCCAACACGCTGCGCCGGGATCGCTACCGACGGCGCCGGGGCGGCAGCCCGCAGCCGGTCAGCAAGCGCCGTCACAGCCCGACCGTGCAGAGGCAGTTCATAGCCCAGTGCGGTCGTCAGCTTCTCGACGAGCAGCGCCTCGGGCTCCCACCCGTCGTGCTGCCGGGCCTCGCCCCGGTCCTCGGCGATCTCCATGAGGAGGTCGAGGAGATCCGGGTTGTCGGCGATCGTGGTGAGCGTGGCGGTGAGGTAGTGCTCGACGTCGAGCATTGCCCCGGCCGGGGTGCGGCGGACGTACAGGCGGTACGGGCCGGTGATCGAGGGGCGGCGGAACAGGCGGTGCAGGTACAGGCGGATGCGGTTCATCGGGCACCGTCCTCGTCGACGTGGATCTCGGGCTTGCCGGTGCTGTCGTCGACCATGAGCTCCCACTCGCCGTCGATGTTCAGCGACTGGTTCCGGTCCGACGACGCGCACTGGTGGCAGAGCGTCGGGGTCTCGGCCGACAGCGCGGCGGCTTGGAGTTGTTCCGGGGTCGCGTCCTCGGGTGCCTCGAACTCGGCGACGCACGAGGCGGTTTGAATCAGTACGGCGCGGTACCTCATCGGGTTGCTCCCTTCGGGGAGTTGAGGAGAAGCACGAGCCCCAGCAGGGCATCGACAGCGGCGAGACGGGCCCAATCACGGGCGTTCAGCACGGTCAGCGCAGCGCGCTCCCGGGCTTCCGGGTCACGCAGAACACGCGGCGTCAGGTGCTCGACGTTGACGAACAGGAAGAACGGGACCAACGAGGAACCGAACAACGCGATCGCGAGGAGCACCGCGGCGACGACGTCAGCCGTCGAGGTCTGGTCGGCCATCACACGCCGCCCGTCTCGGGCAGGTCCCGGGGCACGCGGTACGTGTGGTGCAACGGCCCGTCGTGCGGGTCCTCGCGGAGGGCCTGCGTCGGAGTGAACAGCGCGGTCAGCTTGTCCGCCGACTCCGCAGCCTTCTCCGTCAGCGCGTACCGGATCGGCTCCTCAGCGGGCTCGTCACCCCGCACACCCGCGGCCGTCTCTGCGGCCCGCTGCGCGACAGTCACATCCGCGAGCGCGGCGTTCGTCGAATGCCGCTCCGACTCCAGCTCGGCGACGCGGGCCCGCTTCTCGCGGCACAGCCGGTCCAGCGTGTCCGCCCGGCCCATCTGCGCGGCCACACAGCCGTGCAGGTGCCGGATCTGCTCCACCGGGCTGAGGAGCCGAATCCCTTCGTGCTGCTCCCCGTAGGCCGCGGCCTCCAGCTCGGCGACCCGAGCCCGCAACCGCTCCAACTCCGCGGCCGTCTCCGGCGTCATCAGCAGCTGCGCCGACTCCAACGCCAGCGCGATACCCGCAGACGTCCGGTTCTGCGTCAACGCCGCGAGGATCACACCCGCCGCAGAGTTCACGAGACGTGTGTTCACGCCGCCACCTGCGCAACCAGCGCCGGGTACGACACCCACACATCGACCGTCACGTCACGCCACACGGCGCGGACGCTGTCGCTCATGCGGTGGTCGCCGTTGCGGTTGAAGTCCGTAGTACGAACCTCGCCACCAATGGCCTCGGCGTACGCGGCCACAACCGGCCTGCCGTCGGCATCCAGGACGAGCGTCCCGCACAGGGTGCCGGTGTCAGCGATCGTCCAGCCGACGGGCGGGAGTTCGGGGTGTTCGCGGAGCAGCTCGACGAGCGCCATAGCGGGCGCGAGCTGCGGGATAGGGTTGTGGTTCACGGTGATCCTCGTTTCTGGTGTTCATGAGGTGATCCGTTGGGGCCCCTGGACCTGGCCGTCCGGGCGGCCCCGCTTTTCTTTGGGGGATCAGGCGGTCGCGACGAGCAGTGAGTCCGGCTCCGCGTTCTCCGCGTGCCACTCCTCGCACTTCGCGAGGTTGAAGCGGCGCCCACGGCCGGCGTACGGCTCGACGGGCATCCCCTTCTTGATCCACTGGAGGACCTGCCAGTCGGAGACCCCGTAGTACGTCTCGACCTGCTTCTGAGTGAGCAGAGGGACGAGACCGGCCGGGAGGGGGGAGACGCGGTCAGTCTTCTTCGGCATTGGGTCTTGACCTTTCTACTGTCGTAGTTGAACGTGACGGCATGGCAAAGAGGTCCTGGAGGGGGGCGTTCGTCCTCCGATGCAGTGCCTCGGCGACGAACCAGGCGGTGTCCAACTCGCACTTGTCGCGAGCCGTTTTGCCGCGGCCGGCGAGGCGTCCGACGGTGGCCGGGCTGATGCCCTTGCCTGCCGGGTCCACTTCCTTTGTCGCCTCGGCGAGTTCTGGACCGGAGAGTCCGGCTCGCGCCATGGCTTCTCTGAGTGGCTTGCCTTCGGCCTTGCGGCTGAGTTTCGGCATGTGGACCCCGAGCCGGTTGTGAGGTGTGAGGCGCCTCCGGTTGAGGCGTTACGACATTTCTACAGTTGCTGTTGGAGCCGTGTCAACGGTTTCGCCGAGACTTGCCGAGTTGTGTCGTGGGTCCTACGCTTATCGAACGCCTGTTCTACGCTGGCAGCATATGCCGTGCGCAACGGCGCGTGACGGGGAGGTCGCGCGCCGCCATGTTTTGCGCCATGCTTCTACTTTCACTTGCGAAAAGTAGAAGCAGGCGGGCACTCTTGGCGCGTGGAGAACCCCGAGCACCCCCACGCCGAGGACTTCGCGCAGGCGCTTGCTGCCCTGAAGAAGGAATATCAGGTCAACGACAGCGAGGTCGCGCGCCGCATTGGCGTCTCTCCGGCCACCGTCAATACCTGGGTCCACCGCAAGCGCACCCCCCGCGCCGACGCCATCCGAACCCTCGCCGCCGCGTTCCCGAAGTTCCCTGAAGAGCGCCTCTTCGCGGCCGCCGGCCGCAAGGCTCCAGGCCCGGTCAGTCCCGATACTGCCGAGCGCCTGCTTGCACTCTTCCGCGAGCTCACCGAGGAGCAGCAGCGGATGAAGGAGATCGAGATGCGGGCGCTGCGGGACAGTAATCAGTCGGCCTGACGGCTCGTCAAAAAATCGCGTGCAACCTTTGCTTGGTTCGGTGGGTCTCCGCTAAACGGACCTAATCACTCCCTGTAATTCTATGCGCACAAATCCTGCACAGAGTGGTCGCATATTCCACCAACAGGGGGTACCTTCGAGCGCACGGCCGAGTCCTCCCCCTCTGGTCACACCTCGTCACTCGTGTACTCGGGGGGACCGCTATGTGTATCCGTGTTCAGTACGCACCTCTCTACTCACTTGCGCCGTGGGACGCATCCCGGCAGGTGATCACCATTCCTAACGATCTGTTGGGTGGGTTCGCTCTTCGTGCCGTTCGTGCCGTTCTTGCCGAACTGTCCATCCCGCAGGGTGAGTTCGGTGCACGCTGCTGGTGCGGGGATCCCATCCGGCTCCTCGCGCATGTACCTCAGCAGCGACGGAGCGGAGAGGTGATCAACCTTGGCGCGTAGAGCAGCCAACAACCCGCGGCAGATCCCCAGTAAAAGCTGCGGCTGCGCACGATGCCTGGAGGAGTACCCGCCCGATGAGTACGGCGAGCGCCGGCCTCGGCGGGACTGCGTCGGCTCGTGGCAGGCCCGCTACCGGGACCCGACCGGGCAGCAGAAGGCGAAGAACTTCCCCATCAAGGACGGGGGGAAGGCGGCCGCGGAGGCGTTCCTCGACAAGACCCGTACGGCAGTGCGTGAGCGTACGTACCGCGACCCTGAGCGGGGCAAGATCCGGCTCGGCAAGTGGTGGGCCGATTTCTGGGAGGTTGAGCAGGAGAAGGTCACCACCACCACCAGGAACCGGAAGCTCGGTCTGTGGCGCACGCACATCGAACCCATGTGGGGCGAGTATCGGCTGATCGATTTGGAGTACATGGCCCTTCAGAAGTGGCTCACCCGCGAGGTGAAGGGGTGGGAGACGCAGAAGAAGGTGAAGGAGCTGCTCGTCGCACTCCTCGACGCGGCCATCAAGGATGGGGAGCGCATCACGTCCAACCCGGCCACGCACCTCACGATGACGGCGACGAAGCCGGTGAAGCACCCGGATGACCTGAAGCCGCCGACGGCTGCACAGTACAGGCTGATCCATGCGGCACTCCCCGAGTACTACCAGCGGATCTTCCGGGACTTCGCCTATGAGACGGCCATGCGCCCGGGTGAGGTTGCGGGCGCGCGCCTGAGCTGTCTCAACGAGGAAGAGCGGCTCCTGTACGTCAAGGAGATCCTCGTCAGTGACAACGGGCGGCTTCGGCGGCAGGCGATGCCGAAGACCGAGGCTGGGTTCCGGGCGGTGCCGCTCACGCCGACGGCGTGGGAGGCCGTGCAGTGGATGATCGCCAGGTGGAAGCCGAAGGCGACCCGTTCGAAGGTCGGGGATGGCTACGACCTGCACAAGGGGGAGCTCATTTTCCGTGGGCCGCGCGGCGCCGCGCTGAACATCAACAACATCCGCCGGCCGTGGCGGCGGGCCTGCATTCAGGCGGGCGTGGCGCGGATGGTGGAGAACCCGGAGACGGGGCGTCCGGAGTGGTGGCCGCGGCCGTACGAGTACCGGCACGATGTGACCAGTCGCCTCCATCTCCAGGGTGTGTCGGAGCGGGACACGCAGGCGTTCCTCGGGCAGAAGCGTGGCGGCAAGGTGACGTGGATCTACACGCACGAGAGTGAGGGTGCGCGGGAGAGCGTGCGTGCTGCGCTCACGGGGGAGCAGGGAAGTGGACTCCGTGCTGTTGAGTGATCCATTAGGGAGGGAGTCCACATGGAGTCCACACACCCCCCTCGGGGGGTCTCGGCGACTCTCGGTGAATTCCGGATCTTGGTTGCCGAGGGAGGACGATCACGGCTCGGTGGGTCTCGGCGAGACTCGGAAACGCTGTCGTGTTCGAACGAAGCCCTTACAAGGCGGATGTCGGCGGTTCGAAACCGTCCGCGCCCACCAGGATAAGTAGCAGGTCAGCGGCCCTCCAGGGAATCCCCTGGGGGGCCGCTCCTGTGGTCGGAGTCCACATGGAGTCCACATCCCCGCGCGATCATTGGTATCGATCATCCGTATGGGGCAATGAAGTGCGGGTACAGGCCATCTATAGTGCGCAGCGGGACGAGGACGGCGCGGCTCCCCTCGCGCGCCAGACACAGGCTCGTTCGTGGCCTGCGGTGTTCGGGCGGGGAGGCCCGGCCCGCGGGCGGCGGCCCCCGCCGACTGGCTCGGCGGGGGTCGTCTGAGACAAACGTAGACCGCCCCACCCCATTACGGGGTGGGGCGGCTTGCTCTGACCGAGTCAGAGCGGCAGATGACGCAATCCGACGGACACAGGTACATCGGGCGCATCACCCACCCTGCCCGCGTCCGGACATGCCGGGGCGCGGGCGTCCTCGCTGGGGGTGGCATGTGCCCGAAGCACCGGCCCTCAGCATGCTTACGCGATCACGGCCCGACAACGGGGCCTAACTGGGATCACCCGGACGGATGTTTTATTCGGGGGTCTCTTGCGGTCCGGCTGGAACGTGACCTTGCAAATGTACCAACGATGGTACAGACAATGATCACGCCCGCCACCAGCGTTGATGCGTGCCAACCGATCCCCTGCCCGCCCGGGTACTCGCCCGCCGACAGGCCATCGGAGACCACATCCGCGCCGCCCGCACCGAGCGCAAACTCACACAAGAGCAGCTCGGCGAGCTCACCGGCCTCGACCGCAAAACGATCAATAGGATCGAGCAGGGCACCCACGCGACGAGCGTCGATCACCTGATCCGCATCGCCGATGCCCTCGACACCCCGCTCGCCGACCTCGTCAGATGACGGGCGGCTGCCGCAGGCTCGCAACCGGGCAGCCGCCCCCCCGCTGCTGCTGACCAGACCAGGGAGCAACAGTGGGGGCCTTTGAGCGGCCGCCCCGTCGGCGTGGGGCGGCCGCCCTTCTCGCGGACGACCACGGGGCCGACAGCGAGAGCTTCAGATCCGCTTATCTCACGAGGAGTTCGCGGCTTGGTACGTCTCCCATAACGCCTCGGCCGTCGAGCACAGCGCACTGTCCACCGCGCACGTCGGGCACCTGCTGCCGTGGTCGATGTACGCCCGGTACGCCGTCTGAATCCGGTTGTACTGGCCGCTGGCGGCGACGCGCTGCATCTGGCCGAAGGTGCTGCCCGCGTCGACGAACTTGAACCGGCTGCTCATGCCGTACCACCGTGACCAGAGCCGTGGCCGCGGATCTCGATCTCGCAAGTCGTCGCGCGCCGCACGTCCTTAGCCCGCTCGGCACTGACGCGCTGCCGCTCCAGAGCCGCACACACGTCACAGTCCGGCGCCGGTCGTGGCGGCCGCGTCGGATCAGGCAGCGTGATGGGCCTCTCTGGAGTCGTCTGCTGCTGGGTCATCCGAAAGCCTCCGCAGGAAGTCGAGGGCCGCCGCCCGGACCGAACGCGGCGCCGAGCAGGATGGGATCGGTCAGCCGGCCGGAGCCGTCCGGACGCTCCAGCCACAGGCGGCCGTCCAGCGAATACAGGACCGGTGGGCACTTGAGGACCCAGCCGCGCGGCCGGACGGTTAGTTGCCGTACGTCGTCCAGCTCGTCGCCGAGACTGGTCGGCAGGAGCCACCACGCCAGCTGCACGGTCACGTCGGCGAGGACCGGGCCGAGCCTGTTGGAGCCGATGCGTTTCAGTGCGTCCACGGTTGGCAGGAGTGGCGCTTCAGCCACCCGCCAGTGCTCGCCTGTGGTGAGTGCGGCGAGTTCTTCCGCGGCCCATGCGCGCTGCACAGTGGCGGGGCTGGCGGTGCAGGACAGGAGCCAGTCCTGTCCTGCCTGTGCCAGTGGGCGGGCGGGTTTTGCGGCCATGACCAGGACCGTAGGCAGTCCAGTTGCACGCGTGTGCGCCGATTGCGCGCGATTGCGCACGCCGGTCCCCGGCTTGCAGTCGATTGCCTACACGAGATCCAACGACGCCCGCGCCCGCCCGATCAGCCGACGCGCTGGCGCCCCATATTCGGCGGCCTCGGCAAGCCAGTCCCACGCCCGCTCGTACAGCTGGATGTCCTCCTCGCCCGTGAGCCACAGCTCCTCGCTGATCGTCTCAACGATGACCAGCCGCCGGTCGTAGATCCAGAACGCGTGCGGGGCGGTACGGCGCAACTGCGCGCCGAAGGGGAGGATGCCGAGCTCGATGCGGCGCTGGCCCACGAGGTTGTACAGCCGGTCCAGCTGCTCGGCCATCACGTCCACCGGGCAAGAGCGGTGGTACAGGGCGGCCTCGCACACGAGGAACCGGAACGACTTGCCCGGCTCATACAGCGCCTCTTGGCGGCGCATCCGTGCCTCGACGGCGGCCTCCGTGGTCGGCAGGATGCCCCGGAACTCGGCGCTGGCGTCGAAGATGGCGCGGGCGTATTCCGGAGTCTGGAACAGCCCGGGAATCCGGGACACCTCCAGGCCGCGGATCAGGTCCGTGTCCTGGGTCTGCCGGACCGCGATGTCCTGGCGGCTGCGGTAGCCGCCGGCCAGCTGCCGCCGCCAGGACCGGTGACGCTGCTTTATGTCCAGCCCGGCACGCAGCCCCTGCAACTCGGCTTCGGCCTCGGGCCGGCCGATGCCCTGTGCCCACGCGGTGAGGTCGGCCGCGGTCGGGGTCTGCTTCCCGTTCTGGAGGCGGGACACCTTCGACGGCTGCCAGCCCAGCTTGGCCGCGAGGTCTTTGCCCTCCATGCCGGTCTCGGTGCGCAGCTCGCGTAGCCGCGCGCCGAGGGCTTCCCGGGCTGTCTGGAAGTCAGTGGTCACATGGTGGAACGTACCCGTTCGGCGAACTCTGCTGTAGGTACAGCGTGGTGCCAGGCTGCATCGCGGGCCTGGCAGGCGGCGAGGACTTCGGCGGGGTCCTCCGTGACGTACACGCCGAGGGTGGTGTCCTCGTCGTCGAACGCGAAGCGGGCCACGGTCTTGGAGTCGAAGAGCCAGAAGTCGTAGTCCGGCAGCCGTAGTTCGTGCGCCTGTGCGCGGGTGAGGTTGCGGATGTCTTCGCCCGCGGCGACGTTTCCGGGCGCGCTCGCGAGGAGGAACTCCTGCCCCGGTGTGGCCGGTTCGTCGACGAGGCGCACTCGCTCGAACCTCTTGCCCTTTGCGGTTTGGGCGTGGACGTTCTCGCGCCAGGCGTTGGCGGGATCGTGCGCGATGTCCTCGCCCGCCAGGAAGCGGGCCCACTTGGGGCTGTTGCGGTCGGAGGCGTAGCCGCGGCGAGTCTCCAGGCGCCAGGCGGTGTGCTTGAACTCGCGGAACAGGTGGGAGATCGAGGTGAACGGTTGGAGTT